GTTGTTTCACCTTTATTTGTTCGGTAAGTTGCTTCTAAAACATCAGCAATTCCATAAGTAGAAGTTCCAGTTGTTCCGCCTGCTGTAGTAGCACTTGTTCCATCACCGGTTGCTCTATAGAAAATATATTCTGCCTGACCTTCAACTAGATCAATATTGGTATCTCCAACTTCCCAATAATGTAAGCCACGATTACCCCATTCCTGAAATAATACGTTTAATGATCTTCTTGCAGTTGATAATTGATAGCCACTTACTGCTGAAATACCAATTCGCTCATAAGCTTCTTGAATAATTTCATCAACGGCGAAAGTCTTGTCGAAAGTGACTGTACCAGAAGTAGTATTTGCCATGGGCTACCTCCTAATATGACTTACTTAACTCTAGAATAATTGTATACGCATCGTTAGATGTGTGATGTAAAGTTGTTAAATCAATATCACCAGTAATACCACCACCAGCATTATTTTTAATTCCACCAAAAGATCTAAAATCAAAATGTCCTACTGTAGGTTCTAAAGCTACACCACCACCTAAAATTAATGCTTTAACATTAGTTGAAGCATCCCATTCTAAATCAATTCTCATGCCTGAAATTGCATACCACACTTGTGTAATATGAACTCTTGTACACGTAGCACCATTGCTTGATGAAGCTGCTAAAGCTGAGACATCAACTTTTTTTACTGATGCTTCGCCTGAACCATCAGAGATATTTGTAAATTTCATTACAGCGGTTCTATCACCATCTGATAATGTTTGACTTGTTACTGCGTCTGCCATTTTTTCCTCCTGTTAGAGAGAAGGGGCCGAAGCTCCCGCTCTATTAAAGTTTATTAGTTAGTATAACTAACTCCTGGTGTACGAGTTACCGTTAAGTCTTTTAACCAAAGTACATCAGCTGCTGCTGTGTCACTTGATGTAAAGATATAAGGTACTACAACATCACCATCATCAAAAGTAAATGCTGCTGTTGTTGCTGGTGCAGCTAAAGTACCTGCTCCTGCCACTGCATTCACAACAAATGAATAAGTTACTACACCTGCTGATGAGAGAGTTATTTTTACTCTTAAGTTTTGACCATCAACTGGAACTGAAGCTCCACAATCTGTCGAAGTAGATGTTCCTGAGTTATTTAAGTCAGTCATGATTTCAAGGTTTGTATCACCCATTGCTCCAAATGCAGCAAAGTCTGTATAAATCGCATCTGCAGCTGCGGCTCCGTCAAGAATTGGTACGTGACCATCATTAAAGTCTTCAACTTTTCTAAATCCGACACCACAAGCATCAAAGTCAGTCCAGTCAGGTGTATTGAATGTTGCATCAATAGTAGCTGCATGTGTGCCAATTGTAATGCCATTAGCATTTCCACCTAGTGGACCACCTGCTAAGACTACTTCTAGTCCTGTTGCAGCTGCTGTTTCAGTATCCATCTGTAAATCAAATCCAGCTTGTGTTGTAGCTGTATCTGTTGCTGGAACTGTTCCATCTAATTGTGGAGTTTTACCCGCTACTGTATAAGCACCAATAGAAAGTGCTGTTGCTGGGTACATTTCGTTGTTTGGACCAAAAAACAGCATTCCAAATTTATCTTCAGTTGCCATTACACCGTCAGCTGAGTTACCAAAATTTGTAACAAGAGGTGCTGCACATGTAATGTAGTTGTAGTTAAAAATTGTTGCTGGTGTTAGTCTTGTTAACGTTCCTTTAACTACTACATTTCCACTTGAGTCAATAGTGAACTTATCAGTGTAAGCTCCAGTAGCTGCTGTTTGTGCGGAAACTTTAAGACCAGATTCTGCTCTTACCGTTCCCTTAAACGTTGTGTTTGCCATAATTTTCCTCCTAGAATATTTTAAATGTAGTCCCTAGGGGCATGTCGACTATACGCGTCTACATTTAATTTTTTTAAAATTTGTATAGTGATGAATTTATATGTTATTTTTTGATTGAGTGCAAGGGATCCCTAGGAAAAAAATTGATTTTTGATAGCGCTTAAGTGGCTATCGAAACTTGAGCCTTGGATTCATCTACTTTATTAAGACGAGTAGATTCTTCGAACTCTTTGGCAATGATTTCTTTAATAATCTCCTGAATTTTTTTGTCAATATAGGACATGTTAATACTATACTTGCCCTCCTTCAGGTGCTCCTGTTGCCACTCTAACTCCAAGGACCGTTTTGTATTGTAAAGGTCTTGTGTCATTTATAACCTCCTCATAGGTTATTCTTCGGGGATGATCTCTAAACATTCCCGTTGATTCCCATTTTACACTCTTTTCTCCCAGTTTGTCAAGAATTGATTGTTCTAGAGATTTAGGATTATCTTCCGCTAAAACTTCAAATTTAGCGTGATAATCGTAAGCCCAAATATTTACTAGGAATTTCTTCATTTTTACACCTTATATAAAAAAGGGGCGAAATTGTGTTCCGCCCCTAATTATTTATTTATTATATATCTGATCCGAAGATACCTCTAGGGTCAGAGAATCCGAAAACGTATCTCTCTCTAGCTTTGTATCTTACATTACCAGTATCGAAGTCACCTTCCATTGAAGTTTTCAATGGTGCTCTTGTAAAGTGTTTCAATCCATTAGGAACATCAGTTTTAATGAACCATTTACTTGTGTCAGTTAAATAGTGATTTACTACATAACCTTCAGGTATTGCGCCCATATTATTGATCGCATTGATGTCATTATCCGCTGTTCCAGTTCTACCTTTAGACTTCATCAGTCTTTCAGCAGTAAATTGTAGCGCAGAAGGAATTACTAATTTCATTCCTCTAGCTGCAATTTTTAGACCTCTTTCATCAGTGAACGCAGCAATGTCAATCAATGCTTGTTCTAAAGATGTTTCATTTAAATCAGCTGCTGTAGCTAATTCATTTGAAAAAGTCCCTGCTAAAGTTGGATGGGCTGTAGAAAATAATTCTACACCGTCTCCACCTGCGTAGCTGGAATTGAACCCGTTATTTAAAACAGCCGCGCCTTTAACTTGTTTTGTATTAGCCATAGATCTTGCTAAAGCTTTTGTGTATCTGCTTGCAAGTCTATCGTACAAGTTGTCCTCGATCGCTTCTTCAGTGATCGCGAACGCAAGTGCGATTGTTTCGTTTGTATAACGAGCTGTGAAAGTCTCTTGAGCGCTATCGTAAGATATGCCCTGACCTTCTGGTTTAACAGTTGCATTAGCGAAACCTGCTAACATTACTTCTTCTTCAAAAGCTCTGTCAGAGTTTTCAGTTTCGAAAATTTCAGCTGCTTCGTTTACATATTGTTTGTATTCAAGTCCAAATAGTGCATTTAGACCTGGTTCTAGTTCTTTAACTAGCTGTGCTCTTGATATTGCCATGTTCTATATACTCCTATTATGAACTTATTCGACCGATTGAACCCGGTGCAAATCTAACTATTAAGTTAGAATTTAAAACCGAATTATCAGCATTTAAAGGATCGTTAGATACTCTAAGAGCGATAAGTGAACACTGCGAGGATCCTGTTGCAGTTTCCGAACCAATATCTAGTGTTACTAGAGATTGTCCAGATAACTCATCAGTTCCAGCAGTTCCTGTCGCTCCATCATTCACGTTGTATGTCAAAAGTCCAGACATTTTTGCAACTGTAATAGATGCATCAGCCTTTACTACGTACTCTTGATCAGGTGAATCATTAACGAATCCAACACCATCAGATGACCCTGTGTTATAGTCAGTACCGAAAGCTTGACTAGCCGCTACAAAATTAGCCCACGTCGGTTTCTTTGTAGTATTATCTATATAGAAAATACCATTAAAGACTCCAGACATAGGTTGTAATTTAGAGATGTTAATCTTCCAATCTGTACCACCTGCTAACCCATCATCCATAGTTCCCGCCGAGGCGTCTTGTAAATATCCATCATCACCATCAGTACATTGTTTACTAGCTGGATCGTTTTGATAAATACCTATGCCCGGGGCGCTTTTGACTGGGTACTCAGATAAACCTTGAGTTGCTGGGCTACTACCCAACATCCCATTCGATCTAAGACCAAATCCGCCTGTTTGATTTGCCATAAGTTATGTCTCCTTTTGTGACCTGTCCTTGCGGACCTCCAGTCACGGTTGATAAAATTTCGTTGGTTTAGGAATTACTAAAAAATTTAGTTTTTCTTTGTACCACCGAAGGTTACACGAGTCTGCCTTTCTTGTGAGATTGGCATACTTGGATGCTGTTCCTTCAGAATATCGTGTTTAATAGCTTCTTCTTTAGCTTCGTTTTGCTTGTCATAATAATCTTGACGAGCTTTCGCGATTTCTTCTGGTATCCTAGCCAGCACTAGGCCTCCTACTCCGATCATTCCTGCGTATTTGCCTTCCTTCATAACTGGATAATCTTCATCTGGATATTCATCAGCTCTTACGAGCTCGTATCCGGATCTTATCATAGCCGCCATATTCTTTGTATCATCAAAGCCCATGACTTCTGCTCTTATCCATCTATGTCGGTAACCAGCCGGCGCATTTGGTGCATCGAGAGATGAGGGTGGAGTCCATACTACTTTTTTAGCTGTTTTAGCTTTAGTTTGACTCGCACGCGAAGTTTTTTGTTCTTTTTCCATATGCTTATATTCCTTCCGTGATTTTTAATTGTTTTGCATAATCTTCAAGTGGCACCCCTAATCTTTTAGCAATTGCTACCTGTGAGGGTGTGAGTTTGACAGTTTTTCTGCGTCCTGTTAAAGCTGAACGTTTCGCTGATGCTACATTCTGAGAAGGTTTTTCTCTTTCTGTAGAAGTTGCTTCCATTTTACCAAATTTATGAGGGAATTCAAGTCTTATTCTTTTATCTACCTCA